TAAACCCACCTAATGACGACAAACTAAATGCTGCAGCTTTAGCTCCTACAGTTTCAAGTGTTATGTTAGTATTAGATAATGGTCTTGGATTCCATATTGCACTAGGACCTGATTTTACGTTTCCTTTAATATCTTTAATATTACCTGCACTTGTTTTCCAATCTGTTTTTCCATCTTTTCCAAGATATGTATATGATGGACTGTTTGGGTTTAATATGTAAATACTAGTCGGCCTTGTCGGTACGCTGTATGGTTCGGTAAATTGGTAATCAGCTTCATATGTTGGATTTTTATTGCCAATTGGTATCGGTGCAATTGTAGTAACAGCTGTAGTAGGATTAGTATATAAAACATTTGGCAATATATCGAAAGGTCCAATAAATTGCGATGCCGCTGACAAAGTTGGGTTTTGCATACTCATGTTTTATCCTTATCCGTAATATGGTGCATTTAATCCGCCACTAAATGTTGGTGTCGATGTCATTTTTGATAACAGAGCGTTAGCCTTTTGAAGTTCTGCAACTACAGCTGTCATATCTGCACCGCCAGATCCTCCACCTTTTCCAGCTAAATTTGTTCCTGCTACAATTGTATCATTATCATTGAATGCAATTGGTGCTTGTAGGGTATCTTCTGGGAATGTTAATACTCGTTTTCCGTAACCTGGGGTGATAACAGCATCTCCTCCTTTTATCGCTTCCAATTCATTTCCTAGTGTTGCTTGTTCAAAATCGGTTTTTACGTCTTCTACTCCTTTTTTTGCTGCAAGTTGTCGTCTCATATCACCTAAATCTTTAAAACTACTAACTGCATCCAACATAAATTTTTTGTTAGAAAGATTGTTTAAAATATCGTCTTGATTTTTTCCAACCATAGTTGATTGCTCTAATTGTAATAAACTTAGAATATTTGCTTCTTGCAATGTATCAAGTTGTTGCTTCATGATGTCTTCGGTAGTACGAGTATCAGATGCTCTTTTTAATTCTTCAAAATCGGCTTCATCTATTGCGCCTGCTTCAAGCGCTTGTGCAGCTTGTTGCATTGCATTAGAACCATCTAAATTTATATCAATGCCGCTAGCGGATGCTTTATCTAGAATCTTTTTCTTTTGCAATGCAGATGCAAGTTGGGTTTCTTCAAGACCTAACGTTAATGCTAATTGTTTTCTAGCAAACATGTTATTTTCTATGGTTTTGCCTTCAGTTTCTAAAATATTATTCATGATATCAGCTTGCTTGTTCATGTCTCCCCGCAATGCTGCTTCTCGATACATGTTGGTTAAACTGTTACCTTGATTGTCAACTAGTCTGCGGCCGGATAAAAGTTGATATTCTAATTCTTCTCCGATGCTCGATTCAATTTCTAATAAATGACCACCAGCATCGGCTAAATCAGATAATTCAAAACCTAGTTTTTTTGCTTTTAACACGGCCATTTCTAAATTCATAGGAAGTTTACCATACTGCAATGTAATGTCTGCTGTCGCTCCGCTAATCTCTTCGGTGATCATTTTGAAATAACCCATCGTGCCATCTGGATCCAATGTTTCTGCTAATTGTTTAGTTGCTAACAACATGGATGAAGAACTTTTACCATTTTGTTCAGCGTATTGTGTATATGCATTTGATTGCTCTTCTGTTAGTCCTAAATTAGTTCTAAGTATATGTTGCGTTTGTACTAATGATTTATACATGTCGCCGCCAGCTTCGGTCATTTGATTTAATGTTGGCACCATTTTTTTGATAGATCCAGCATATGCTCCGACTTGTACTCCAGATATTTTTAATGATTCTGCAACAACTTGAAATGATTCTGATAATTTTGCTGCTTGTCGTACTCCAACGCCGAATGATTTATTAAGTTGCGAATTTCTTCGTTCTAACGTTAACGTTTGTTTAGCAGCTTCAATGTATCGTTCTGATAACTTTTCGTTGTATGCAATTTGTTTATCTAAACCTCGAAGATAATTGTTAGTTTCGCTGTTTAAATTCAACGTCGCATTAGCTAAGCCAGTTACAGCTGAAGTTAACTCGCCAACAATTGGCGAAGCTTCCATTAGATTAGTAAAATGATTATTTAATCCGCTTAATAAACTAGATAAATCTACTGGCATACTGAACTCTTCTTTTTAATAAATATTTATCTAGGAGATTTTGGTACTGCACGTCGTTTTGTTTTAGCAGCATTTGCCAATTGTTCTTGCCGATCATTTTCATCTTCAATCATCTTGTTGACTTTTTTAGTCCAAAATCGCCGAATGTGTACGGGCATATGATATATAGTATCCCAGTCCCAACGACCAGCACCCCACCAAATCAAATTAAAAATATTTTCATGCAATTTAACACGATCTTCTGGTTTAAAACCAAAAAAGGTCTGTTCCAAGAAGAAACCCGGCAGTGAAGGTGCCTCCTGTTTCACCTTCGAATTCGTATGTTAAATCCAGGCCTGGTGCATTATCTGCATAATATTTGCGGAATATTTTTGCATCTCGAGCTAAGAAATGATAACGTACAAATTCATCAATTGCTTCTTCTGATCTCAAATCATCTACTTGGCAAATTATATGTTTAAGTGTTTCTGAGACAGACATTTTGCTTGTGTCGCGACCTAAATAAGAAAATTTAATGACGTGTCCCGCTACATCATAAGTAAATTCTCCATTTTCATCTGATTCTAATTCAAATGGCAAATATTTTACGGCAGATAAATCAACTACTCGTTGCAATTCCTTTTCAGTTTTTGGATCTTTTATTACAACTGGATATTCTGCACCATATGCTAATACGCGCGCGTGTATAATTAATCCATCTTTATCTACTGCAGCAATGTCTGCAACATCAACATCCGTCATAATGATTGCTTCTAACAATCTTTCAAACATTACTCCTTCTCTAATATAAGAAATATTGGTTAGAATGTCTTCATCATATGCCGTTAAATAGCGCATATCTATTTTTCCGCTTCGCAAAGGATGTGATTCGGGATAAATTTTGCCGCCACTTGGCAATGACACAATAACTGTTGGTAATTTGCTTTTTTGTTGTGATTCAAAACGTTGTTTTGCTAAATTAACGATGTCTTGATTGCCTAATCTTGTTGTAACTTTACTCATTATGATTTCCTTTTATAACTTTAATATAAATATACAGAACATAAAAAATGGGAGCCGGAACTCCCATTATAAATTTTATGAATTAGAAATTCAAGAATGCCCAATCATATTGAATAGTTAATTCAATTTCTTGTACTGCATCACTTGACCAATCATATGTTCCAAATCCTGCACTTGTAATAAATGCACCTTTCAAAATCCATTCTTCAATAACTTCACCTAGTGGAGAAAGTTGGTGTAGGCGAATTTCTTTTTTGTAGAATGAAGAATACCCATCTCGACCTGTTGCAGACTCATGATGTAAACGAACCCACTCCATAACTGCTTGTGCTCCAGATGGAACAATTGCATCATAAAGTGTCATCGTGATAGTATCCCATGAATGTTTACCAGCAACATAACGTTTAACATTGATCATATCAAGTTCAACTGCTGTGTTAGTAATTGTAGGTTTACCAGATGCTTTTATCAAGTATGATGGAATTCCATTTAACTCTAATATAAATTGATGTTGACGTTTCGGTTCCCACGAAAACGCCGTTTGAAACATTTCGTTTTCAGATGCAATTGCCAAATTTGGATTTGCGTTATCAATTAATGCCATTTCAATACCTCGTTTTTTTATATAAATATATGTACAGTAAAAAAGGTAGAACTTTCGCCCTACCTTTTCATGATGTTTTTAATTATGCCGGGAAACTTGCTCCTGTCGGTTGAATATTGAAATCTAATACAATAAATTCAGCCGTTCTAGTTGGTTGCAAAAATAATTGTCCGTATAATATGTTTTGATCAATTACATCTGGAGTATTATTTGTTTCATCCATAATAACTCGAAATGCAAATAAACCTTGCTGTGCTCTTACTTGTTCTAAGTATGGGTTTGTGATGCTTAAGAATCTTGCTCGTGTTGATGCTGTATTTTGTTCAAATACTAAATAACGAGTTGAAGATGCAATAAATTTCTTAACCGCAATAAGCAAACGACGCACATTTACTCGGTCTAATGCACTTGGTCTAGCTTGTAGTGTCTTTTGCCCCCAAATGCAAACGCCATCATTTACGAAGTTCGCAATAGGGTTAACACGAGCTTGATACAATGTATCTCGATCACTTTGCAACAATCTAATATAAGTATCAGTAACACTAGTTAAGCCGCCACGATTCAAACCTGCAGGTGCATACCATGGTTGAGCTACTGCATCATTGTATGACAATACTCCTGGAACTACAACTGAAGGTGGAACCCATAATGGAACATTGTTGCTAGGATTGGTTATTCTAACCCATGGCCAATATGTTGCTGTATAATTGCTATCCAAAGTTTGAACTTGTGTTGTTACTGAATTAATTGAATCTGTTAATGCATTTGAATCCATTACATAGAATGTATCTTGACGTCCTTCTGCTAATTGTCTTGCAGATAATGTTACTGATCCATGCAAACTATCGATAATACCCGGTGTTAACAATAAATTCATATCATAATAATCAGTATTGCTCAATACTGTGAATGCTTTATTATATGCTGTTGTACCTGTAGATGTTGTAGTGCTACAATCAAATCCAAATGTATTATCATCAGCAATATAAGTTCCAGCATATTTTGGTAAGTTTGGACGAGCTCCGTCAAATCCACCTTGGAATGCAACAACAAACTTACGTGTTGATAATGCAACATTTGCTTGGAATGTTCCACCTGTTAATGCAGATTCTAATGAACCCGAATATGCTGCAGTTGCAGACGGATATCCTACTTGTGCAGATTGATTAACATCTCCAAGATAAAAATCTGCGTTACTTCCGGTTACAGAACCACTAGTTGGAGTTGGAGCTAAATATGCTCTGTTGTTCGTGCTACCAAAATCAAATCCATGTAAATTTAAACTGCTATAATTTCCGCCAACTACTTGCGAAGTAACATATGAAGTAGCAGTTAAATTCAATGAGCCGGATGCCATTGGTATTGGACTTGACATTGATCTAAATCCAAACGGAATTAACGTTTTGCTATTTGTTTTATTTGCAACACCTGGATCAACTTCTACTCGGATCCATGCATTTGTGTTTGGATAATCTCCGTTAATAACAACTACGCCATTGTCTGTTACAGTTTGATAACGGTCTCCAATTACTCGTGCAATGTATCTAGATGATGCTGGATTCAAATTAACATTTTGAAATGAAACTAATGCCGGAGACGAATCTGTATCTGAATTGTTTCCATATGGAGAATTTTCAATTCCTAAATTTTGCGGATTTACTCGACGAATCTGTACCGTAAATGATCCATAACCATCTGGGTCATTTGTTTCGTCACTTGTAACAAGCTCTGAGATAGAAACTTTAACATCATAATTAACTGATGTACCATGCGATAATGTATGAAACTTAAACAAGTTTTTTGCGGTACTTCCAACTTTTTGTGAAGTTACCCATGGTGTTGATGCAGACTGATAATCCTGTAATAGTCTAAAACTTGCAATCTTTTCTAAAGACATTGTTACATGACCTATGTTTGCAAATAACCCGGTTGTATCAGTATCATATTGTACATATACTGGATAATCAATTGACTTTGGATCAGCTGAAAATACTTTGGTTAGGTATCTATTGCTTGAAGGCGTAATTGATGCTGAAATTGCAACTCCTTCTGCTACTAAGAATGAACCGCCAAAACTAATTGCCGTTGCATCAGTACCTGTAGCTACACCGTATGATCCAGATATTTTAATTGCAAAACTTCCCGAACCTGCATCAAGCAATACTGAATCTTCAAATAGATTTGTTGCACCCGTAGTTGTTACTGGGTACGTTGGATGTAATACGTGAGATACAACTTTGGTTGAACCTGATTGTGCTACAATAGCTAATACACCATTTGATAATTCATATCCATCTTCGTACAATAAACGTGTTACTGTAATTACATTTCCACCTTTTTCTAAGTATTCTTTAACAACGAATGGAACATATGATTCATCAGTGAATGATCCAAATGTGTTTTGAAATTGTGAAAGCGATGTAATTTGTGTTGGAACTAGTGCAGGACCTTTTACAGTTGGTCCTATTATTGCTGCACCAATTTGTGCAATTGCTCCGGGTAAAAACGATTGATCTACCTCTCTCGTAAATACTCCGGGCGAAATTATTCTTTCTGCCATTTAAACTCCTATGATTTTTTTATATAAATATACTAATATGTTACCAAACCTAGGAATTTGCAGTAAATGTGCCATCTGCAATATTTATTTGACCATCGCCATATCGTGCACGCATTTTATCAATTAATTCAGATTCTTGTTCGCGAAGCTGTGTGAATTCGTTTAATAGCTTTTCTTTTTCATATTTCAATTGTTCTAGTTGTTGTTCTAATGCATATGTTTCAATTGTTAAATTGCCTAGAATTGTTGAATTTTTTGCAAATGCATCTCGAAGCAATTGAATTTCTTCTAAATGTTCCTTGTCCAGTTTACGAGTCATAACTTGTTATCCTTTTTGTTTTATTATATGAATTTTATTTCAATTATCCAAATGCATTTACTGTTGCAGCTGTAGAAGCCGATGTTGATGCATTAGCTAAACGTTGACCGATGCTGTTTGATGCCGTTAATGAGGTTATGGCATAATTCCATAAATCTTCTGGTTTAACTAGTGCCGAACCCGTAGTATTGTCTACTGCTACTCCCCATGATACTGATTGTGGATTTGGAACAGCCATTGAACCTGTTATTGCTGAAGTTGGGCCATATATGGTGCCAGTTCTTACATTTGCAGATGTAGGCATTCCGAGTGCTTGGTCTTCACTAAGCAATGTTATTATGTTAGCAGAACCAGAAACACCAATTTGATATGATGTGACGGCATTTTTATACATTTGTACGTTATAGCAATATATTGCGTTGCGTGAGCCTGAATTGATGAATGGACCTGAAAGCAAGTTAGTTGCTGTGGTTGATGTTGATGATACTGCATTTGCTGTTGTCGTGGCTTGTAATTGACCTATTATGTTTATTATACCAGCTGTAGTTGAATTAATTCCAGTTCCTGTTTGAGAACCAGCTGTAATATTACCTGTAACATTAATTGTTCCAATTGATGCATTATTAATACCATGGCCTGTTAATGCAGTGCCTCCATTTACATTTCCAGTTACATTAACTATACCATTAAGAGCATTATTAATACCATATGTTGCGCCCGTTGCACCGCCTGTTACTGTACCTGTTACGTTAATTGTTCCAATACTATTATTAACAATAGCATGGGGCGCAGATGCGTTATTACCTCCTGTTACATTTCCTATTATTGAGATAGTTCCATTTGAAGAATTTAATATAGCATAATTTCCTGATTGTATTGTAGTTCCTGCAGAAATATTTCCTATTATATTGATAATACCATTCGATGTATTTGTTATAGTTCTACCATTTGTAATAACGTTACTTGGTATTCTAACATCTCCTGTTATATTAATAGTGCCATTATTAACATTTTCTAAAGTATTTCTTGCAGCAACTAAATGTGCTATTATTGTGATTGATCCGGTGTTGTAGTATTTTACAAATCCTCCGGTTACGGTAGCACCATTACTGTCTAATCCTCCTGCAAGATTTGATTGTGTAGTTGTACATGCAATGTCATAGTCACTATAAATATTAAGTAATCCGCCAGCAACAGCACTACCTGTTGCTCCTATTCGTATACTCCTCACAATAATGGTTTGATCCAATGTTATTGTTTGATTATTTAAGAATACATCATCCGCTGCAGTAGGTATTATGCTACCGCTCCAAATTGCTGAGTCGCTCCAATTACCATTTGCTATAGGCCATCTGTTTGGCATTTTATTTTCCTTTAAAAGCAGCAATAGTTGCTGCTGCAGTTTGTGTTGTTGATATATTTCGTAAACGAGCTCCAATTGTATTTGAACCCGTTAAATTTTGAGTTGCATACGTTAAAATGTCTTGCGGTGTTAGTGTGGCAGATCCTGTCGTATTATCTACGGGCACTCCAAACCGTACAGAACCTGTTGAAGGTACTACCATTGAACCAGAAAATTCGTTTGATCCACCATATAAACTTCCACTTCGAACATCGGTTTGAGAAGGTAGGCTCGCGGTATATGATACATCATAAAATGTTACATCTTTACCAAATGTGTCTGATTGGAAAGTATAAGCTGGACGAGAATCTGAAAAATATTGTATTCTGGGTGAGTATATTGGATTAAATGTATTAAAACTAGCAACGGGGCTAGCAATTCTAACTAAACCAGAAGTTGAGGTTGAAGAAATAACAGGCCCAGAAATCGAACCAGTAAATGATATAGAACCGGTAACTATGGTTGTTGAAGCTCCCGTTGTTGATATAGGGATACCTGCACCTATTTTTATAATACTTCCTGAAACGATTATATTGCCTGTAGATGTATGTGATATAGCATTTGCAGATGTTGGACCTAGTAAGTTTCCTATTACAATAATATCTCCAGCTGTAGTTTTTGATATAATAGCACTAGTACTAGTTGTTCGGCCGATCAAACTTCCAGAGATATATATACTACCAGTTCCAGAAGTATTTGCAATTGTTGAATTATTAGCATCAGTTTGTATCACACTTCCAGTAATTGTTAATATATCCGAGCTATTAAATACAATTGCATTTGCTGCTCCTAGATCAGTTATATTAAAAAATGATACATTACCATTAATATTTACAGACCCGCGTGGGGATACTGAAATACCAGCTTGGGATGTTATACCTCCCTGGCCAGGTCCTGTTTCGACACTTCCAGAAATATTCACAACGGCTCCAGAACCACTTACTGTAATTCCTATTGAGCCAATAAATCCTGAATTTCCAGCGACACTTCCAGTAATAGTTACCTGAGCATTATTCCGTACACTTAGTGTTAAACCAGCACTACCCGAAGGCCATGCTCCAGATGAGTTTCTTAATGGTCTTAAATTTCCTATAATAGTAGCAGAATTAGAACCAGATATTAAAAGAACAGAGCCAGATGCTACGGGTGCAAATGGTGTTATACCTGTTGGTGAAGTTGCAGTTAATGTTACTCCATTTGCAAGTAAAAATGTCCCTCCGCCTAATATAGCAGAGGCAGATGCAGCATTTGTCATTCTAAAAACCGTAACATTGGTATCAATTACTACTGTTTTTAAATTTGCATACACATCATCTGATGCAGTAGGTAATCCCAAACCACCATTCCATATTGCGGTATCGCTCCAATTTCCATTCGCTATGGGCCATCTATTCGGCATATCTTATAATTTTCCTTTTGAAGCTATTGCAGCACCATCTGTTGCAACTGTTGCAACATTGCGTAAACGTGCTCCTAAGCTTCCGGTTACAGTTAATAAATTTGTGTTTATACCCCACACACTTTGTGTATCAAATGAAGCAGAACCTGTTGTATTATCTACAAGTACTCCTTTAAGTACAGAACCAGTAGGAGGTATTGCTACTGTTCCTGTAAATTGGTTTGTATCTCCAAATACTATTCCTTGTCTTACGTTTGAGGCAGATGGAAAATTACCGGGATAATTTTGTGTATATAGGGTTCTTTGTTCTCCGTATGTTTCTGTATCAAATACCCATGTTGGCGTAGAACCTGATATAATAAAAATGTTTGGCGCATAAACTGCATTACGGTTATTTTTATTAATAAAAGGTCCTGACAAACTACATGTTGTAGATGTTCCCGTTGATGTTATTCCTGGGGTGGTAATTCCGGCTGTAATAGGTCCTATTACTTGTATTAATTTATTAGCAGTTGATGATATTCCAGTAGCAGCTGCGCCAGCTGTTACTGATCCGGAAATATATGTGTCACCAGATGTAGATATTCCTGCAGCATTATTTCCTATGATACTTCCTGTTACGATTATGATACCGGTACTGGTATTACTTATTCCAACTGATGGTGCAGATGTTGCATTGCTACCAATCACATTACCTATAACTGTTACATTACCAGTTGATGAGTTTGCTATTGCAATTCCTGCATTTGTTCCGAAAAATGATGAAACAGTACCTTGTACGAATACATTTCCGGTGCCGGTGTTACTGATTCCCGTATTGGCATTAGATGTTACATTACCATATACGTTAAGATTACCACCACCTGAATTTATTACACCAGAACCATTAGAAAATCCACCGGCTGTTACATTTCCGTATACAGTTATACTTCCGGTGATTGAGTTATTAAGTACAGCTTGGGATACTCCACCTATTATATTACCTAAAATAAAAGTTGGACCCGCGCTAGCTGAAACGTATAACCCATATTGTAATAAGTTCGTTCCCAGAGATATACTGCCGGTAATATATAGCGTGCCAGTTGACGTGTGTAGAATACCATATCCTAGCTGTGCACTTCCCCCAAAGACACTTCCGCTAACCGTAAGAGTTGAATTATCCAATGTTCGTATACGAATACCTGTAGTATCACCCATTGTTGTATTAATACGAGCTTGACTAGAACCGCTGATATAAACTAATGGTGTATTTGATACAGCACTTATTAATCCAGTTGCCGCAGTTGTACTAGCCGTTATGGCGTTATTCAAATAAAAACTACCTGATACAGATGCAGTACCTGCTAGTGCTGCGTTACTTAATGCTTGTACTGTTACGTTAGTATCAATATAAATTGATTGGTTATTTGCATATGCTACATCAGATGCAGTAGGTGCTCCTAATACAGCTCCATTGTTCCATGTTGCGGTATTTGACCAATTTCCTGATGCTACTGCCCATCTATTCGGCATAATTATACTTTAAATGATGCAATGGTAGCTCCTACTGTTTGTGCAGTGGAAGCTCCGGTTAATAATGTTCCTATACTACCCGAAGTAGTTATATTTTGTGTTAAAACTCCAAACATATCTTCTGCTGTTAAAATAGCAGAGCCTGTTGTATTGTCTGTTGCAACACCCGTTTTTACCGTTGTTGGATCTGGCATTGCAAGTGAGCCAGTTAATCCAAAATTATATGTTGTTCCTTTACGTACATCTGTTTGTTGAGGTACTCCGGGAAGTTGATTTGAAGTATATAGTGTTTTTACGACACCCGCTGTTTCCGTGTCAAAAGTCCAGCGTGTTGGTTGATCAAATACTTGCATACGATATGCAAAAACAGCATTGAATGAACCTGTGTTGTAGAATGGGCCTGTGAATAAGTTAGTGGAAGTTGTTGCTGTAGCTCCAACACCCGGTGATATTGTACTAGCTGAGATGGCTCCTCTAACAATTAGGGTTCCTGTTCCTGAATTGAATACACCATACATTGAAGCGTTTGGGCCGGATCCAGCTGTACCAGCAGTTACAGTTCCATCTATTATAACTGTACCTACAGAAGTATTTGCTACACCATTAGCTTGTTGACCTCCTTGGCCGCCAATAACACTACCAGAAACATAAACATTTCCATTAGAGGTATTGTAAATACCCCATTTACCATTATAGTTAGCATCGGATGCACCTAAAATACTACCTGTAACTATAATATTTCCATTTGCTAGGTTATAAACAGATATTGCCCCATTACCACCATTTGCGCCAGTGACTGTTCCTACAATACGGACAGTACCAGATGAAAGATTATATATACCTATTGCATTACCTGCACCAACTACACTTCCGGATATATTAGTAGAACTTGAGCTATCGATGTAAATTGTATGAGAAGATTGTCCTCCTCCCGTTGTAATGCTACCTGTTATAGTTAAATTGCCAGTTGAACTATGTCGTATTCCTATATTTGCTGTGTTAGTTGTAGAAACTACACTTCCGGAAATACGTAAACTTGAATTATCTTGTAAATGGATTTTTGGACCATATGTAGTTGCCCCTAAACTTCCAGTAAGTGATGCGGTATTTGAACCAGAAATAATTACTAAAGGTGTGTTTGTAACTGCAAATACTGCTGGACCTGTATGATACATTGCAGGATTTGCTGTTAAATTAATATTAACTCCATTATTTATGTAAAATATTCCACCTTGTGTAACCCCAGTTGTTGAAGAATTTCTTAATGTAGCAACATTAATATCTTCATCTATATAAATTGATTGATTATTAGCAAATACATCATCCCCAGCAACAGGTTTAATTGAACCTGACCAAATTGCCGAGTCACTCCAATTACCTGATGCTATGGGCCAACGATTCGGCATTTACAATCCTTTTTCCGTTATGTATTGTTGAATAATTCCTAGAATGTTGTATGCTGCTGTTTCAGCTGGAACATCCTCTGATGCAAATACATCTAAATAAACTACCGGTGTGTCATGTCCTTGCAGAACATCTGGACGTCCTCCCTCTAATTCACGATATGGTGTTAAACGCATTGCAACACTAGCACCAACTTCGGTTTCCTTTACTAAAGGTGAAATTGCTAGGTTTACAGTGTAGTATGGATATTCAACACCATCTA